TGGTCGCCAAAACATCTACCATTCTACCGAAACGCTGGTAGTTGGGTAGGTAATAACGGAAATGCTACTTTCACTCCTCTAACACATCGTTTTTTTGTGATTATGTTATCCTATGGTAGTTCGGTAGATGTTCCTCCGGCTATGGAAGGTTTCCCACCACGCCAAAAAATCCGTGATTTTGTGATTTAGGGAAATACCCACATAAATAAAATATACGTCTATTATATAAATTTGAATGATTGGCGAACAGATTGATTTCTCGGCGTATGCCGACCCAAAGAAGTTGCGACTTCCCTCTTTGAATAAGGTTGTAGGTGTAGCAAAGGTTCTATGCCCTAACCCCAATATTACGCTTACCCTTCCTAATAAGATTTCCGTTGGTTGCCGTTAATTTGCTGACTATGTTATTGAATAATCAAATAAGATTATTCAATATGAATATAAAGATATTTTCTTTACTATATTATATAACAGACACACACACGATGCCGACCGCTATGGAATACGCCATCAACAAGATAATAGAACTATCCACCGAGTTAGCCAACATTAAAGCGAGAACCGGTTGTAGCACCGCTGATATGAACGAGATTATGGGGTTTCATACCCAGTCCCCAGATTGTGATGGGATTGACGAAGAGATTGTAGAGGATGCCGATGAGAGATTTGAGAAATTGGCGAAGAGTGCTGACTTGATTGCGGAAGCACAAGAGAAGCGTATCCGGTTGTTGGAAGAGGATAAGCAAGAGCGTATGGAAGATAGAGAGAAACTTCTCAAACGCATTAGGGAATTAGAGGATGAGAATGATAAGTTGAAGGGGGATGTGAAATCCGCCCACACACAACTTCACTTGATAAGCGACACCATACTCAAGAAGAAGGGACAAAGCCTTTCTCCGTGTATGGAAGACCCTCAACCCTTCATCAACGGCACCATCCAGCCGTAATAATCCAGTAATAATACATTATATCCCATTAATAATCCAATAGACCCCATATTAGATTATTACACTACCATAGTCCAGTAATAATATAGTAATAATAAATTTATTATTACTGGATTATTCCCATTAAACTCTATTGTAAATAATATAGTTAGATTATTACACCCCTAATGGCGATTATTACCGGATTATTACCGACGGAATGGGGAAGTATGGCGAATAAATAAAAATCTATTCAGCGAGTTTTAGATATTTAACGATTAATTAGTTAAAAATAATTTTCCTACTATTATATATAAACAATATGAGCGGTATTGACTTTTCATCTCGTATCTCATACGAGCCCTACCATATCTACTATGACCTCAACATAATTAACAACGACACCAACGGAAGTCGTAAGCCACCGGCATTACAATTCACAGAGATAAGGAACAATCCCTACCTATCTAATCCAAGCGATTATTTCTGCTCTGTGGTTCGGTTTAGTTTAGAAACACCAACACTACCTCTAATTGTTCCACAAGCATTAGTTGGGTCATCTAACATTAACAACCTCATCTACACTATCTCGCTATCTCATCCCCTCTTGGTAGATGACGCAGTAGCAAATCCACCTTGTTTAAACAAGACCATCCAGTCAAGGTTAGTCTATGTCCCACAATCCAACCCTTCCTATACTGGTCTGCCTAACCCTCCAGTTGAATTCCAAGACATAGAAAGCGACTACTATTATGTATATACGTATCAGCCATTTATTGATATGGTGAATACGGCACTTAAGGCAGCGTGGGCTTCATTCATCGGCAACGCTGGTATGGCTGGTTTAGCCGGTGGTTTCCTTGCTTGTCCCCCTTTTTTATACTTTGACGCCGATAGTTGTAAGGCAACATTTGTAGTCCCTCAACAGATATTCCAAACACCATCTCCATTAACACCATCACCAGTCCTTGACGGACATTTAGGCACCAACCCTTGCGAACTATATTTCAACGCCCCTCTATGGACTTTGTTTAGCAGTTTTGACGCCTTTCAAGAAGGTTATGGGGCAATTAATGGCGTCGTTCAAGGAAAGAATTGGCGTATATTATTTAAGGATATGCTTACAATCGCACCACCCACTTTTAACGCAACCCTACCAACCTATCAAGCCAAGAATGTATTATATGTAGAACAACTCTTCCCCACTACGCCACTATGGAACCCAGTCCAAGCCGTCGTATTCACAACATCTTTAATGCCTATCGCACCCTCACTTGTATCTGTTCCAGTTCTATTTGGAAAAGAAAGCCAATTAAGCAATTCCGGCAACAATTCAAATATAGCAAATGTTCTAACAGATTTAGAAGTTCCTTTAGATAGGGGTTGGGAAAATAAGCCATCTCTCTTTTATTCACCTACCAGCGAATACCGGTTGTTTGACCTCAACGGAAACGCCCCACTTTCAGCGATTGAAATCAGCGTATTCTGGAAAGACCAGTTTGGCGGTCTTCACCCATTCAAACTGGCTTCTGGATGTAATTCTTCACTTAAACTTATGTTTAGGCGGAAAGATTTTCAAGGGGTTTTGTAATTTAGGGTTTTTAATTCATTCTAATTTTAATAATATATTTATTCGCAAATATAATATTAAAATAATTTTCTTATGATATATTATAAAAATAAAATGTCGTCTGCCGATTTCCAGAAAGTCCTCGTCCGTGATGAACGCCTTAATTGTAAGGACAGCATCAAGTATGCCGTCAATCGCTCCGGTCAAAACATTACCATCGCAGAGTTTAACGCAATCTCTGCTACTAACTCTTCCCACACCTACAATATCCAAGTCCCAAGCGAGACCACAATTATTGATAGACGTGTTATATGGGAAAGCACTTGCGTCTTCAAAGTCAGCATCACGCCAGCCGCCCAAGCCGGCGTCCCCAACGGCACACCAGCAACTTCTTTAGGATACTCTGCCGCTCTGGGTGCCTTCCCCCTTCACGGAGCGTGCCTTACTCAACAATTTACAATCAACAATAATTCCGTATCAGTCAATATGAGCGATGTGTTGCCGGCTATTCTTCGTTTCCACGACAAGCGTGAATTGAACCGCTATAATGGTATGACCCCAGCCCTCTATGATACTTATGGAAAGTATTTGGATGGTCTCGGTGGTTCCAACAACATTCTTGGAAACTATGGCGATATGTCTTTGGATAATGATTTGTATCCTCGTGGTTCATTTAGCGAAGTCCAAGTTTCCGGCACTAATGCTTGGGGTGCCGCTGCTACTGCTGTTCCTACAATCACAAATCCTAACCCAGTTTTGGTAGAGTATTATGTTCGCTTCACGAGCCGAGAGCCTTTGCTCGCAAGCCCCTTTATGTGGTGTAAATCCAGTTATAGCGGACAAGGCTTCTACGGCATACAAAATTTGAACGTTGTAATGAATTTGGCTACGGATAATGTGTCTCGTATGTGGCGTTCCGGTGCTGCTTGGGATAATGTTATTCTCACCGGTGCCGCACAGACCGCACAGACCACCTACAGCGTTATTTCTTACGAAAACAGCAAACTCATCTTTAACTTTTTGACACCTAAACCGAGTGATATGTTGAGTGCTCGCAACGTAGTCCCCTACTGGGAAATGCCGAGATACCTCTCTACTGCTACTTCCACGATTGGCTATGCTACTCGTTCTGCGAATAGCAAACTCGTCGCCGCTACTGCTACCATTCCCAGCACTACCATCCAACTCAATCAAATCCCAGATAAGTTGTTGATTTTTGTCCGCAAGGCAAAGAACTCCCAGTTGGTGAGTGATGGTGATTTCGCACTCGCTATTAGCCGTATCAGCATTAATTTTAATAACCAGAGCGGCATCCTTGCGTCAAGCACCAGAGACCAGTTGTATCGCTTCTCTGTGGAAGCCGGTTCCAATCAATCGTTTCACGAATTTAGGGGGAAAGCCCAACTCGCCAACAACACTACCGGTTTTGGTAAGGAAGTTGCTACATCTGGTTCTTACCTTATGCTTGATATGGGTCGCCATATCCAAATCACCGAAGATTACTACGCAAGCGGCAGTTTGGGTAATTTTAACCTCCAGTTTAGCATAGACGTTGAGAACTATATTGAGGCACCTACTACCTCTGGTGGTGCTGCCCCTACTACTATGCCTATTGAGTTGGTTCTCATTACCCTCAACAGCGGTCTTTTCGTTTGTGAAAAAGGTCAGTCAGCCACATACACCGGTATCCTCACCAAAGACGATGTTCTCTCTGCCGCCCAGCAATCCCCTCACTCTACCGGAGATGTTGAGCGTATGGTCGGTGGTGGTCTTCTTGATAAGTTGGGTTCATTCGCTTCTGCTGTCGCCCCTCACGCCCTTCCTATGGTGAAACAACTTCTTTCCGGAAGTGATAATAAATTCGCCAAAGCCGGTGCCGCTGGTCTTGGTGCTTTAGGATATGGAGCAACCGGCGGACGCAGAAAGGCTATGGAAGACCGATTAATGTAAATTGACGTTTATTTGATTTAGCAATTTTAATAATATATTTATTCGCAAATATAATATTAAAATAATTTTCTTATGATATATTATAAAAATATAATGTCGCTTAATGATTTAGTTGTTTGTGCTTATAGCGGTGTCGCAACTGCCGCTTCCGGCACTCTTACTTATACCAACTCTGCTATTCAAGCCGGAGATGTTTGTATCGCTTCACTCGGTGCTATTGCCGGTGCTACTACTATTGTTAATATAAGGATTGTTGTAGCAGCCGGTTCAGTCGCAATTACTGGAACTCTTGCTGATGGAACGCCAGTTGCCGCCGCAACCCCTTTTAATCTAATCGTGGTAAGACCTTCCGCCGGCACCGGTTCCTTCGCTTAAATGGTAGTTCGGTAGCATATTGGCTGGACTATGGGAACTTTTCAAACCAACAATAATTTCTGTGATTTGGTGATTTGAGAAGTTAATTATAGGAAAATATATAGTAAAAAAATATTACTATATATTTGTATATGGCGACACAAATCACTTACGACGATAATTTAGAGAACCTTCTTAAAGCAGAGGGGGAGAAGGCAGAGAGTTTAGGCATCCTTCACAGACTATCACACGAGAAATACAATTCATACAGCAACGCAATTAACATCCCAGTCATAGTAGGGTCATCAGCAATAGGCTTCGCAACCGGTGTGAAAATTGAATACGAGGACATTAATATTGTTTTAGGCATCTTTTCAGTTGTAATTGGATGTATAAAAGCGTTGGATAGTTATTTTCAACTCGCACAACGCAGCGAAAGGCATCGGCTGGTGAGCCTTCAATACGCCCAGATATGCCGTAAAATCGCTGTTGAATTGTCTTTAGAAAGAGAACAACGATTAGAGGCAAAAGATGCTCTCAACATTATAAGGACAGACATTAAGAACCTTGAGGAAATCGCCCCTATCATTCCGGACGATATTATAAGCAAATATAATGTAAAATATCCAAAAGCGGATGGGGAGAATATTAAGCGACCCAATATCACAAATGGGCTGACTGAAATAGTAGTCAATAAACCGGAAACAACGGCTACGCCAACCCTTCCACCCCCTAACTTAATGGCGGTAAAAAATAATGGGAATATTATAATAGACGTAAATGGGAATATGTAAATAATAATGGTGAATAAATATATAAAATAATTTTCTTATTTTATATTATAAACAGAAAATGGTTGGATATAACGATGCTTACAATCGTGCCCTAACGGCAAAAAGCAACGCTCTTCAGCGTCGCAAAGGACATATGATAGACCGCCTCAACGGCTCTGGTCGTTATGACGAGGACAGCGAGGATGACTATTTAAGCGAAGATGATGACTACGAGGGCGGTATGGAAGGTGGTGCTGCTTGTTGTGGCGGCTCTTTTGAAGAGGCTGTTCGTGAAGTGGGTTCTGGTGCTACTGGCGGTAGAATGGAGGGCGGATTTCTTCCCTTCCTTGCTGCTGCTGCCGCACCGGTGGTCGGCTCTCTTGTTAGCAAACTATTCGGCGGTGGCTACACCGGTGGTGCGAGGGATATTAAGGCTGGTATGATGGCGGATATGGCTACCAAAGATGTCCCCCCTCAACTTCGCAGATTTTTCCCCCAGTTGGCGGATGTTGCTATGAAAGTATCCGCATCACCAGAGTTGGGTAAAATCCGTGATATGCGTTATCGTGGTATGGAAGCCAGCGGTGCTACTGGTGGTCGCCGTATGAAAGGAGGTTTCCTTCCTATGTTGGCTATGGCTGCCGCACCTATGATTGGTAAAGCAATCGGTTCTATGTTCGGTTTAGGCAGAACTGGTGCCGGTGCTACTGGAGGCAGAATGCTTGTTCCCACCGATAATTTGCCTTCCGGTATTGGTGGTGGGGCTGAAAGGGCTCAAGATTTCTTTGATAGAGAGGATGAACGTATCGGTATGGAAGTGAAAGGATTGAAAGATGCCGAGCGTCGCAACAGAGAAAAGAATTATGCTCTCGGTGCCGGTGGTAAGCGTGCCTATATGCGAGGAGGTCAAGCCGCACTCGCCGCTATGGGTGATGAAGCGTTGGGCGGTTTTGATAACTCACAGCAAGGAACCGGTCTTCGTCCCCCTCGTAATGTCGCATCTCGTGGCTATATTCAAGGCGGTCGCAGACTTAAGAACCAGTATGGTTTAGGAACACCAGATGCTATGGAAGGTGAAGGGTTCTTTGATGATGTGTGGAGCGGCATTAAAAATGTCGGCTCTCGTGTTGCCCCAGTTGTGGGCGATATTGCTGCCGGTTTGATTAAGTCCAAATTTGGAAAAGGTAGAACTGGTGCTGGAAAACAATCCCCCTATGACCTCGCCTATGGCGGTAGTCGTGAAGTAGGAGGTGGTGCTACTGGTGGTAGGGCTGGAGGTTGGATAGCCCACGTCAAAGCATACCAAGCCAAGCACGGCGGCTCTTATAAAGATGCCCTAAAAGCGGCTTCGGCTTCTTATCGCCGTTAATTTAGAGAAAATCTGTAATTGATTATATTTATTATGCTATTTTATAATAAATATATTCTTTTCTTATATTATATAAACAAATATGGTTCTGCTTAACTTACGCTTACGACAGAATAGGGAAGCCTATGATGAGGATTTGAGGGCGAATAAAAAGGTGTTTGAACGAGAACAACTTCAAGTCGCCAATATGCCGAAGGTTGAAATGCCGCCAAACGAAAAGGTTCAAGCCATCGCTTACCAATTCAACAAGGATATTGAAAATGTGAAAAACGCACTTAATGATGGGCTGACTGCTATGAATGCCCCAGAAAATATTCAGCGTGGGTTCGCTGATTTTAGCAAGGTTTCGCTTGCTTGGAATAAACTCGTTGCTCGTATTAATCCTTACCTAAAAGGGCAACAATTACCGGCAGACGTCAATCCACCTACCGCTGGAGATTACGCTTTTGTCCGCAAAACATTATACGAAAGTCTGTTCCCTTTTTTCACTAACGCAATTCAGCAAGTCGCTAACTGGAAAGATAGTATTGAAGATGCCGACCCAAACGCAAACCCAGTCGCACAGAATGAGAGGGTAATTAGAGAAATATTAACACAAGTTGATACCGGTTTCTATAAAAATGTTGCTTATGGAACTGAACGTAAAAGCAGATTACAAGCACGCCTTCCAGAGGATGTAGAAGCAGCCGCAGCAGCAGCCGCTAATATTGGAGCAGCACCTCAACAGCCACCAGCAGCCGCCCAATTTGGAGTTCCGGCAGCACAAGCAGTCCAGCCAGTCGTAGCAGCCCCAGCAGCAGCCGGAGGAGCAGATGTTGGAATAGGTCAAGTTAATCAAGAGGCTATGGATGAAGAGATTAACCCTTATGAGGAAGACGACCAACTCACCGACCAAGAAAATCTCGCAAGACAACAAGAATTGGCTGGAATTAATACTCGTATTATGGCTGATATTAACGCATACGAATTTAATGGTGATGATATTACTCAAGCCGGAGACAGAGAACGAGATGATGCGTGGGATGGTGATACGATTGATGAGGTTCAGCAGTTTTATAACTCACAAACAAGAGTTGCCGCAGTAGGCGAACTTCGTGAAATGGTTGAACGTTTAGCAGAACTACGACAAGCCGCCGGAGCACAGCCAGCAGCCCCACAGCCAGCAGCAGCAGCCCCAGTTCAGCAACCACAGCAAGCCCCACAACAGCCACCAGCAGCAGCAGCCCCAGCACAACGACAGCCAGCAAGAGGTGCGAGGGCAGCCGCTGGAAACGCCGCTTTAATTCAACAAGTAATAGATGAGGAGTTTGCTGGTATATTTGACGATTACGACCAAATGCCGGAAGGTCAGCGTAGGCAGTTATCCGGAGAGGTAAGGCTTTTGGCTGAAAGAGCCGGTCTCGGTTATCAGCGTGTCCGCAAATATCTTATGACCGGTCAAGGTATGTCTGGTTCCGGATTTTTTGGTAATATTTTGAGTAGTTTGGCTGGTGATGCTCTTGGTGCCGTCGGTAGATTTGCCGCCCCAGTTGTAGGAAGTTATATTAAAAATAAACTAACTGGTGGTGCTGATTTGGTTGGTGCCGCTATGGAAGGGTTTGGTGTTAATGCGAGAGGTAAGCCCTTGCGACTGGCTAACTCTTTTACATCCAATTCTACTCGCCCTAATACCCTCGCTGATTTGAAACAACGCTACAAAGGTAAGCAATATATCGGCGACAGCACCGGTGTTATTATGCCTAATCTTTTTAATCGTGGTATTCTTGGCTCTGGTGCTTGTTGCGACGAATGTGCCGCTGGACGTTCGTGCGGTGGAGCGAGGTGTTGCTTTAATGCGAGGTTCTGTAAAGGCACAGAACACTACAAGAGAGATAAACCGGAAGGTTGGACGCCCTCTAAACGCCCCACCGCTCAAGGTGTAAAACAACGCCGGCGTGAATACAACCAACTTGTAGCACGACCAGCCGGAAGACCTAATCTTGTGTGGAAAAACACCCCAGTTGTTATTCAAGAAGAGGGACACCGACGCAAGAAACGCAGCGATGCCGGAAAACCTCGCAACCGAGTTGTAGGTTCTGGGATGACCGGTGGTTCCAACGCCGAAGTGGAGGTTAATGTTAAATATGCGAAACTACCCAAAGCCCTTCAGCCTACGCCAGAAGATTTAATGCCGAAAGTCCGCACTCGTTCTGCCCCAGTTGGCGGTCGTCGTCGCCGCCTTCCTAAAGAGAGTTATGAGGGTTATGATGGTGGTGCGAATGATGCCTATGAGATTTATGGTAATATGAGCGGTCTCGGTAAGCAAGAAGAAAGCGAAATGCTACAAAGTGAGATGCTTCAAGATAAGGCTCTCGGTCTATTGAAGGGATTACCTCGCCGACTTGGTGTAGAAGACCCAAAATTCAAGAATAAGAAATAGACGTCCAATCACCAAATCACGGAAATTTTTATCATATTGGAAAACCTCTATGATAAAAATTTTATCTACCGAACTACCGGCGGTATCACCAATCACAAAAAAAAGATGTGTTAGAGGAGTGAAAATGAATATCTGGGATTTACCTACCCAACTACCAGCGTTCCGGTAGAATGGTAGATGTTGGCTGGGCTATGGGGACTTTCCAAACCACCGAAAAAATCCGTGATTTCGTGATTTACAAAAAAAAAGTGTTAGTTCAAAGTTTCACATTATTTATAACTTACCTCATAAATCACTACGACATTCCGTGCGGCTTATTTCTTGGACTTTGGGGCATACTTGGCGAGGCGTTCGGCTTCCTTTGCTGCCTTCTTGGCTTCAGCGGCAGCGGCTGCTTCGGCTGCTTTGCGTGCCTTCTCTTCTTTGGCTTCAGCAAGGCGTTCCTTTTCCTTCTGGGCGATAAGTTGGCGATTTTGTTCCAGCAATTCGGTTCTCTTGCGGATTTCTTCGGTTTCAGCAACGATGCGGTCGGCTTCCACTTTGGCTCTCCACGCACGCTCACGCTCACGCTGCTCTTCAAGAAACTTGGCGTGTTCTTCCGCTTTCTCCTTTTCACGGAACAACTTCTCTTGCTCTTTCAAGAGCCTTTCAGCCTCTTCAGTCTCTTTGCGAACTCTCTTCGCATCCTCCTTCGCATTCTTCATCGGTTGAAGGCGAACACCGGTCATATCAGCATTCACACACTCGGCAGAATGCGTGCTTTCGTGGAACTCGCAGATGGATAGAGGGGAAGAGCGGTTGAAGTAGAACGCCACACGAAACACACACTTCTTGGCGGTTCCATCCACAAGGGGGATTTTCATCCTCAAGTCCAACCAAACTGAACCGGCATTTCCAACCGACCAGTCGCCAAACTCGCCGTTGATTTTGAAGGGCTGGTCTTTGATGTAGGTCATAATGTAGAAGACCGGCAT